GGCAGCGTCAGCGGCGGGCAGCTGCTGATCGTCAGGGGCTCGGCGCCGTCGGGGGTTGCCACGGCTGGGCGCCTCCAGGTTCTACTGCTTCGCGGTGTGCTCGTCCGTTCGGAGTGCACCCATGAGCTTCTGGCCGAGCGGAGACGCCATGAAGCGCGTCACCGTGGCCGAGATGGCGAGGACCCCCGCCACCCATCCGGCCGTCTGCGACAGGCCGAGCTGATCCACCAGTTCGGGCACCACGAGGGCGACACCGACGGCGGTCTGCAAGACCGTTCTGACGACCACCTTGTTCTTGTCACTGAGCATGTTGCCTCCTCAGGCGACGACGTCGAAGCCGTGCTTGGCTCCGAGCTTCTTCAGGCTCGTCATGCCCGGGATGCCGTCGGCGTCCGAGCCGGTGTAGCCGAGCCGACGCTGCCAGGCCGCGTAGGCGGAGACCGTGGTCGAGCCGAACGAGCCGTCCTGCGCGTAGGTCTTGGAGAGAAGCCCCTCCTTGAGGAGCGCGGCCTCGACCAGGTTGGTGCCGGTCATGTAGGTGACGTGGCCCTGAGCGGCACCGGGGTCGGTCTTCGCCGCCGTGACGAGCTTGGACATGTCGACCTTCGGCGTGCTCGGGGTCGGCGTGACGACGACCTCGCCGGGGTTCTTGCCGAGCTGGACCTTGACCGCCTGTCGGAAGTCGTCCATGTCGAAGGTCGGATCGACCTTGCCCGGCTGGACCTCCTTGTGACCGGCGACCGACTTCTCGGTCCATCCGTGCTTCCGACAGAGGGCCGCCGCCCACTTGACGGCGATGGCGTACTGCTCGGCGGGCCACGGGTCCTTGCCGTCGCCGAGGTTCTCCATCTCCAGGCCGTAGAGCAGGTCGTTGCCGTCCATGCTCGCGTAGTCGTCCTTGGGGAGCGGCGACTGCTCGGCGATGAGCGCGGCGATGACGTCCGGGTCGACGAGACCGGCGTGGTTGGCTCGGCCGTGACCGATCATCCACAGCCCGGCGGTCTTGCCCAGCCAGGAGTGGCAGAGCGGACCCGGAAGTGCACTGCTGCCGTTGTAGCAGTACTCCTTGTCGTTGTGACCGGCCGTGTGGTGGATGAGCACGCCGTGAACGGGGCCGAAGGTCTTACCCGTGGCCGAGTCGCGGTTGTGCGTCTTCCATCCGGAGTGCTCGAAGACCTCGATGCCCTCGGCCCGCAGGACCGTGAGAATCGTGTCTGCACTGAGCGGTGTCGCCATCCTTGCTACCTTCCTTCTCCCCCGGATTGTGTTTCGCTTCCTATCCTACCCGAACACGCCCTTCGAGGAGCATCCGAGAAAGCCGTAGAGGCCCACGTAACGGCTCCGTAGCCGGGAGCCGGTAGGCGGGCCTCAGGGGCAGCCGTTCGGGCCTTACGTGGAAGCTCAGCCCTTCGGGGTTGAGCCGGGGATCAGGTTGACGATCGATGCGATGACCGCTGCACCCGTTCCGTACCTCCAGTACTCCAGCGCTCTGATCCGAGCTCGGAAGTCCGTTCGGTCTTCCTTCGTTCTCTCCAGAAGCTGGTCCACCTTAGTCTCGATACGAGCGAGACGCTCGGGGACCGTGTCCTCGGGTGTTGTCATCGCGTAGGCTCCTTCGTCCGGCTGTCAGAAGAATCTTACGCCGTACACGGACAGCGCGTTTCGCGGGGAGGACCCCGTCAGCCGTTCTCGCTCACCCATACGGCGAAGAACGAGATGTCGTCATTGGTGGCGCAGGTGGCGGTCGGGCTCATGCTCGTTACCTGGACGAGACCGCTCGTGGCGATCGTCACGTTGCCGTCCGCAACACCGCTCTTGTCGAATGACGTATTCATGGCATCCGGAGGACGCCATCCGATCGGAAGAGTGCACATGCTTGTGTTGGTCGTGTCGCCAGTCGAACCGGCGGAGAAGCTGCCGCCGGTCCTATTCATCGACACGACAACGGTGGTGACGCCGGACACCTTGCGCCCCTGGAAACTGTTGATCGACCATCCGGACGCGGCGGACAGACCGGCCGTGGTCTCCTCGTCGGCCGTGTTGTCGTTCATCCTGTCTTCGGTCATGCGCATACCAGCGAGCCATTCCATTGCAGATCTCCTACTCGTTCTCGCTGATCCACATGGCGGACATGTACAGCCGCTCTGAGGACAGGATCTGGGCCGTGTTGCTAAGCGTCTTCAAGAGCACTGTGCCGTTTGAGAGCCAAGAGATGGAACGCTCGGCCTTGTCGAAATCGTTGAAGTCTCCGACGATGGTCTCCTGCGGAATCCAGCCCGCGGAGAGCGTACCGAGTGTGATGTCTCCGATGTTTCCCGTGGAGCCAGACGCCGACCTGTCTGAGTTGTTCGTGATCGCCATATCGATGAATGTGAAGCCGTTGAGCTTCCTCGCCTTGAGGCTGGCGATATCGAAGAAGGCAGCCGGGGTGAAGATCGCCCCGGTCGTCTCTTCGACCGAATTGTCGTTCATGTTGTCCGCGTTGAGGTGCATACCGGCGAGCCACCGCATCTCATGACCTCCTATGACTGCACATAGCTGGGATTGGCGAGCTTAACAGTCTCGCCGCTGACATGGCTCTTCACGATACCGTTCTCGGACCTCGTAACGCTGAACTCCTGGTTCGCCACGGTCTGGAAGTTGTCGTACGTGAACACGAACGGGAGGGTGTTCGTGCTGCCGCTTCCAAGCGTCGACCTCACGCCGACGTTGCTGCCGGTGGACAGGTCGGTGTCTTCCGTGTCGATGTACCACATGCGAGGCTCGGTCGTTGTCGCGATCGGCCATGCCTTGGCGCGGATCCTGCTTCCGTCGATACGCATCCGGACGGCGAACACGCGACCTGCAGCGTGCGTCCATGGAAGCGTGATGGAGGCGATGTCGCTCTGTGCAGCGGCGACGCGCTTGTTGATCACGAGCGCGACCGTCTGGTTTGTGTTGAACTGGATGCGAGCGGTGTAGTTGTTGTCGAAGTCCGTGAAGCGGACAACCGGACCCATCAGCTGGGCATCGCCGGTCGCAAGCGCTCCCGTGTGGCAGTGCACGAGCACGTCCTGGTCCGTGTGCGACACGGGGATGTAGCTGTATCGAGACGAGTTGACGGCGCTAACTGAATGGGTTCCTTCGGTTCCGGAGACGTCATAGTCTCCAGCCGCACCGCCGGAGAACGACCACGCCTGCCCAGAGTCCGCCGAACCCCACGAGTCGACGACCGTCCTGGAGAATGTGTCGTACACCTCGAACGCCGTAGCGAGCGTCAGACGAGCGGCCCACACGTAGTAGATGTCGCTCGTGGTTGCCGCAGCACCATATCGAGCCCTAAGACGATACCGACTCGCGTTCGCGGGAGCCGTGGCCAGCGCGGAGACGAATGTCCACGTGCGGGCAGATGTCGTGAATATGGTCGCACCAGACGTCGACAGATACACGCCAGCCGCGTCGTACCAGTCGGCCACGGCCCGGAAGTCGCTGAAGGCGTTGACCGAGTACACCCAGTATCCGATCGCATACTGCACGCCTGGAGTGATCGTTCCGACCGCTGACAGGTCCGAGAGCGGACCGCCGACGCTGTTGATTCCATCGGGCGTGAACTTGAGCGAGCCACGCGCACGAGGGTGCGGATGCACGACCTCCTGTGTCCAGACGCTGGATCCGTTCTGGCTTCCCCATCCGGAGATGCTGGAATCGAACAGCGAGTTGGCCGTGACAGGGCCATGGGGGCCGAGCACCGTCATGCGCTCGCCGCCCATCGAGATGTCGTACGGGCTGTCTGACAAGTCTGACGTCCAGTGCCACTGGGCCGTCGTGTGCACCTTGACCTGGCTCTGAGTGGTGTCGGCAGATCCACCGGAGACGGATCCTGCTGTATCCAACCACACCTGGTTGCTGGTGTTGCCCTGCATGTCAACCTGTCCTGCGGTCCACGGCTCGCCGGGAACGCAGTTGAATGTGATGCTCCACTCCTCCGGGCCGATCGTCTCCGTGTAACCCTGAATCAGGATGTCTACCGGACCGACGCCATGGTCGCGCGGAATGTTGAGCAGGCGGATCTTGTCGCCGATGTCGGCTCGCAGGATGTGATGCAGGATCGCATAGACCCGCTTGTTCGCGAGATCGAGCGTGAGCCTGGTGTATCGCACTCCGTTGTACGTTCCGAGGTGCAGCTTGAGGAATGCCCTGCTGTCTGCGTCCGAGTCCTCAGCCATGATGTACTCATAGCTCTTGTCGTATCGGCCGACGCCGTTCGGGAAGTCCTGGACCGACAACTCTCCCGATTCGAGGACGTATCGGGTCGGAGAGCCGCCACGCTTGCGCTTGACCGTGAC